TGACGGATACAGAGCCGTTTGGACCTCGGATACTTTCCAAGGTTCATCGCAAGGCGACCCTAGGGGATTTTTTATTTTCCCTTCTGGTCGTCATGTGAGGTATGATGATGTAGTAGCTGTGCCGAGTAAGTATGACGTTATGTTGCCGCAGGTCCTTGAGACCTTGTTGGTTCCTACGTCTACTAACCCGGGTGGATCCATGGCCACGTTTGATGCCATTGTGAATTCCATTACACGGTCAGCTCTTGCTGGCTATGTGTGGGAAACCTTTGACATCAACCGCCCTGATTTCGATCACGGCGTTCTTGGTCATGATATCCTCGCGCAACAGAACTACGTCGACAGCAACATTCTGTTGACTGTCTTCGAGTTAAGCCAATTGTTGGCTGGTGATTGGAAATCCTTTCAGACTCTTGGCGAAACTGTCAAGGGCCTTTGGACTTCCAAGGATGTCGTGCTTAAGGAAGCTACCCGATTGGGTAAATTTCTTAAGACATGGCTCCAAACCGGCTCAACGGCTATACTCACCTGGCAATATGGCGTAATGCCTACGGCTAGGGACGCATCGGCAACTTTTGCAGGATTGGGAAAACTTTGTAAGTTTGCCCTTACCTACAATCGTTACCATGCGAGACGTAGTACTACGGAGAAGGGAGGTCTTGGCAGCCCGATTCAGTCAACACATGTGTTGACTGTTGAGGCTGATCCGCTTCCTAGGGATTTCCAAGATCTCGTTCGAGACCCCCTTGGCTATGCCATGGGGTTTATCGAAAACCAGCACAAGTGGGGCCTTTGGCCCACATTTGCAATGGTCTGGGATATCATACCTTTTTCTTTCGTCGTAGACATGGCCACTAACGTGGGCAGTCTCGTCGAAGCTATGGATGATAGGATATGGACACAGTATTTTAATGTCCATGTCTGCATCTCTAGCACGAAACGGTTATGGTCTCCTTCTCCCGAGAGACTCTGGCCCCATTTAGATGGGGTAACCGGCGCAGTGAAATTTTCTCACTACGATCGGTATTCATCTGAGGTAATGCCTCTTCCTCCACTCAAGCTAGGCGAAACCCAACCCATCGGAGATCGATGGATTGAGCTCACGGCGCTCGTTGTGCAGAAAAATGCCAGATAACCCTATCCTGACATAAGTCAGGAGGAACTCGC